TTTACTCCCAAAATAGTGGCTGAACATTTTAAATTCAGATCATTGGTTTAGGAGAAGAAAAATAGCTAGTCATACTTTTAATTTTTAATGGTTACGCCCTGGGTTTCTACCCGGGGCTCTTTTATCTGGGTACCCCCTTCCCTCCACCCCTTAAAATTTAAAATAAAATAAAAATAAATTTTTTTTGTTATAATTAATTGTGTATATTTAATTAATTAAAAATTATTAATTATGATATATAGTAATAAAGTTATTGTGTTATTTAATATTTTAAAGAATTATAATGAAGAAATTTATAAAATAATTGTTAGTAGTGATGTTGATGATAATAAAGAATTTAATAATGAAGATTTAAGTATATTAATAGAAAATATAATGTGTGATTTAAAAGATTTAAATAGAAATATTTAAAATAAATTTTTTTAATTAAAATTATATTATTATATTTATTAAAATTAAAATTATGAATATAGAAATTGTAAATGAAAACAAGAACTATTGGTATTACAATAGAAAAGGTTTAGTATGTAAAGTAATGTCAGAAACATCTATTCACTATGTAGTAAAAGTTTGGTTAAATAAGAATTATATGAGTTTAGTTTATATTGATAAGAGTGATTGTGTTATTAGTGATAAAAAAGTATTCAATAAACAACAAACAATTAACTTAGTAGGTGATTATTTAGGATGGAGTGAATGTGTTTAGTCAGAATTAAACATGTATTTTTATCTAAATTAAAATGTATGAATAAATTAACATTAGAACAGATTGAACGTTTAGATGAATTAGAATCTGTATTGAAAGCTTTTTTATATGATATAGATTATATAAAAGAGAATGGTGAGACTGAATACAGAGATGTGAATTCTTTGTTTGATGATGTATTTGATAGAATTAGAGAATTAAATTAGTTTTGTTAGAATTAATTGTGTATATTTATTAAAATTATAAGTTATGAAAGTAAAAGAATTGATTAGTTTGTTAAGTAAGTTTGATGGTGAAATTGATGTATTGAGTGAGTTTGATAGTGATGGTGATAATTTTATGATTAAAGTAGATATTGAAGAAGTGTATTTAGGTGATAATGTTGATGATAGTGTTTGTGATTATGATGAAAAAGATTATTGTATTATTAAGTTAAAATATTAGTAATAATAATTTGTTTTGTTATAATTAATTATGTATATTTATATAAATTAAATTATATGATTAAATTAAATGAAAGAGTTATTAGTTATTTTGAAGAAATGATTTATGATTTTAATTGTGGAAATGATAATGAGTATGATAGTGGTGTGGTATTAAGTTTTATGTATGAGGATATTGAAAAGGGAGATAGAGATATATATGATGATAGTGATGTGGATAATTTTATTTATGTGAGGGAATTTATATTGAATGAAGGAGGAAAAGTAAAGTATGAAAGGGAAGGAATAGAATATAAATTTGAAGTAATAAAAAATGATATAAAGTGTAGTTGGATAGAATAATTTAAAAATAAATTTTATTTATTAAAATAAATTTATTATATTTATATAAATTAAAAATTATGGATAGTATTGTAATGTTAGATGTTAGTAGTAAGTTAGTGTTAGAGAAGGTTTATGGGATGTATGTAGATGGGGAAGTAGAGGGATTGGTAAGTAATGGTGAGGAGGTATTTGGGTTGGATAAGTGGAAGGAGTTTAGGTTGTATGTTAGTGGAGGGAGTGAGAGTAGTATGGGGAGTGTTGGTATGGGGAGTATAGGGGGATTTATTAGGGAGTTGGAGTGGGTGGATAGTATTTTTAGTGATTTAGGTGGTTGTTATAGGGGGGATTTTAGGTGGGAATGTAGGGGTGGTTTGTTTGATTTATTGGATAGTGAGGTGATGGATGTGGAGTTAAGGGATAGTATTAAAGTGGAGTATAATAAGTATTTTGGATTTGAGGATGAATGATGATTGAGGGGGGGGGGGTGGTTAAAATAAAATTATTATATTTATAAAAATTAAGATTATGAAATTAAGTATTAAGGAATTAAATGATTTATTTTATTGTGTTGGTAAAGTAAGGATGTATGAGGGGGTAAAATTTATGAGTAATGAGGAATTGGATAAATTGAGTGATAGGATTTGGGATGAAATAGTAAAAGTAAATAATGAAGTAGAAGAAAGAAATAAAATAATGAATGAAATGGAAGATATAATGTAAAAATAATAAATAAAAATAGAAGTGGGTGGTCAGAATTGATCACCTACCTTCATCTCACACTTAAAAAATAAAATATGAAACAATTAATTACACTTGCCTTAATCATCATTACTCTGGCCTCATGTAGTGAAAATAGAAGCGGTAGTAGGGAACCTAAAACGAATGTAGCTCGAGTTAGGGTGCTAAATGATAATACTGTAAACTGGATTCGCCTCAATGCAGTTGAAACCAGGGTATATCAAGTGGGTGATACGGTTAAAATGAACCTTAATTCCCACCTAATAAGTGATCTAGATACAGAGCCTAAGGATTATATGTTAGTAAGGTTAGATTCGATAGTAAGTAAGTAGATAAAAATGGGGCTGGCTAGATCAGCCCCTTACCTTCAACCCATAAAATTAAAAATATGAACAACAATTACGTTATCAGTTACAAGACAGCAGACAATGAAATCGGAATGATTACCGTTATGGGTGAAGATCATATCGATGCCGAAGCCACATTTTACACCATTGCAGACGATAATGGGTGGGCGATCGAGGAAGTAATGAGTGTGAGCGCTGTATTAGAGATGACAGACGATGTTTACGAGATGGAAGACCATGATAGCTGGTTAGACCAGTATGTTAAGTTACATTATTAGAGTGTGGGGCGAAAGCCCCACCTTACATTCACCCCATAATAATAAACATATGAATACAACAACTACCGAAACACTCAAGTACGATCAATTCATGGAAATGTATGGTGACACCATGATGGCATTCATGAGCTACTATAAGTATACATTCCACTTCACTGGTAAAACGGACGATGGGAAAACAATTAGTGCTAGCTACGGTGGTAGTTCTGAGGATATCTACCGCTATAATGTAAGTGTAATACCAGTTCCACTCAGACAAATCGAACCCCTAACCGCAACCGTATGTGATGATGATTATAATATGATCCATAAATTGGAATACCAGGGTTGGTAGGGGCAAAACATAACACGTATATTCACCCCATAATAATAATGAATATGAAAGTATATATAGTATATGAATTTAGTGATTACGGATTATGGGATATGTCTGAAGGTAAAGTATTCGCTACATTAGAAGCTGCTAAAGCATATAGTGATGAATATAGGAAACGTATGGGATATGAATTAGATATATCAGAATGGGACGTTGAATAGTCAAAATCCAACACGTATATTCACGTTATAAAATTAAATGATATGAATTACGTAAACATGATTTCAAGGAACACAGAGTACACAATTGATCAAGTATTAGACGCTGCTGAAAAACAATATGGAGTTAGGCCTATATCTGCTAAACGTGGGTCTTGTATACCTGGGATTAATTTTGAGTATGTAGTTACCTATTGGGTGTGTTTTGAAAAATAAGATAGAAACGGGGCCGGTCAAAACCGGCTCCATATATTTAATATATAAAATTAAATGATATGAGTACAGAGATTTTGAATTTGGTTATTGTAATTTCTAATTGGACAAAGAATAACCCGTTGGCAGAGAAGAGGATCCAATTTACAGGTACATGGAGTGAGGGAGTTGAGAGGGTAAACCAGCTCCGAGCTGAAAACCCGAGCTGGTATATTGGATTAAAGTGGCCATGTTAAAGTAGAAACGGGTGGGGCGAAAGCCCCACCTTATATTCCCATCACAATTAAAAATTAATAAGTATGAATTACATGATTAATGATCCAGCCAGTAAGCAAGTAGCAATCGCATTCGCCAAGTGGACTATCATCACCCGTATGTGGCAGTCGGACCTTACATTCGAGGAGATGTATGAGTGCTGGGTAAGTGAGCTGGATAACCAGGCAGCCGATGTGGATATGGATGCGTACGACGATTTCGAGCGCCAGCTCGAGTATATGGCTGGCGAATACGAGGAGTAGGGAGGTCGGCGATCGCGGGGTGCCATCGGTTGATGGCGGACCGCTCGCGGTCGATAGCGGTACGATAGCGGGATGATCGCGATCTGCTCCCATGCCAACCGCGGTCCATCGATGGGCCGGTGTCGGCGCTAAAAAAGGGATATGTATTCACGACTCAAACACAATCTCTTACCATCGACAGTATATACGCATATATCTTACCAAAATCCACAATATTTATTATAAACAACACAAATATGAAGCAATATCTACTCAGTTTTCTACTAATAATTGGATTTAGTAGCTGCTATGTGTACGACGAAGTACGCATTAGTTCAACGCCTCAACCGCGTTTTTATTGGGACCCTATATATGGCTATCCTCACTATTACTACACACGCCCACAAACTGTTATTGTCGTACCTCGTCAACCAAAAGTACGTGTTATTCAGGAACCAAGAAGAAACGCATTTGGTCCTACAGCACCACCATCAGCTCCTAGAGGTCCTCGTCCACAACAGGCTCCTATTCGTACATTCCCAAAACGTAACAACGAAAAATAGTTTAAACCCAGTTTAAAAAACTTTGCAATATTTCAAAGATCTTTTTTAAACACCTTCTTTATGTCGACAAAATATATACAAGATAGTCTTATGCTAACAAAAGAGGCGTTTGAAGAATATATATTAAGACAACGTCAGGCCGAAGCAACTAGCTACGGTTTGACGTTGGAACAGTATCAACAAGCTATTTTAAGTGGTTCTGTAATTAGAACTTCCGAAATATAAGATATTTATTTTGACAAAAGAAGTATATACGTATAGAAGGAGAATTGTAGGAGGCAATGCATGGCAATATTTATCGACATGGCAACATTTAAAATTAAAGCAGAAGATAAAGCAGCGTTTATTAATAAACTGGAGAAATTAGGGATAAAGGTTAGTACCTCTAATATGAAAAGTGGAACTGATACTCGCGGAGGCAAAACCATAAAATGGTTTACATTCGACGTACCTAATCCGGATGATGTTAAACAAATAAAAACTATGTTACACCAGTCACCTGCTATTAATACATTAAAAGAAATGGTTATAAAAGAATTAAAAAAATATTTGGAAAGTTAAAGTTTTTTTGGTATATTGAGCCTACGGTTCGGTTGGTAGGTTAGGGGAAATGAGAGAAACCGGCGCCGAGGTAGGAAATAAAAATAGAAATTATGCGTTATAAAAACAATGTTTTAGACAAATTAGTACAACTAGATGTTAGTGTTAATAAAGTTAAGTTCGAATTAAATAGAGGATTTGAACAAGAAGTAATAGTTGACTCGTTAGATTCATTAAAAGAACAAATTGAGAAAGTACGTGATATTGTTTCTCTTGAGTCTGATGATTTTGAACAACAATTTGGAAGAAGTATATGATGTGGTTTTGGTTAGTAGGAATTCATGTTATTGAAATAATAGCAATAGGTATTTTTTTATTATTTAGACGTAATAATGCACTTGAAAAAGCAGTTAGAGAACAACAACAATATCTTGATGCTATTAGTATTATTATTGCTAATTCTGATTCTAAATTAAAAGAACTAGATGTAATGGGTGCTTTCCAAGCAGATGATGAAGTTGGAGAATTTTTTAGAAATTTAGCAGAAATACAAAATATTCTAAACGAATTTAATACTCGTAAATAGACATTTGGTTACGTAACTATCTCTTATTATATTGGGATTAAAAAAGAGATCAATATGTCATCATACTTTGAAAGTTACGGCGAGGATATTTTTGCCGATGATAAATTAGCCTTAACTAAACGAGGCAAACCGCGCAAACGCAAACCAAAAGAACCTCGTATTTATTTTACTCAAGATACTGAGAATGCTATTGTGGAATATCTTGCTTGTATAGATCAAGATGAGCGCAATCGTATTTATAATGAGCGTATTGAATATGGTTTTTATAAACTGGCTGAAAATATTATTCATACGTTTAAATTCTATTATACGGATACAGATACGATAGAAGAACTCAAACACGAGGTTATTACATTTTTACTTGAAAAACTTCACCTTTACAAACCAGAAAAAGGTAAGGCTTTCTCCTATTTTGGTACTATTGCTAAACGTTATTTAATCGTTTATAACGAAAACAACTACAAAAAACTTCAAGAACGAGCCGATGTAGATGAGTCTGATGATGATCAAATGCAACTATATGAAAATGATAGAAGTTTAGAGAATTTATTTAATGAAAATAACTTTATGGACCAATATATTAGATATATTGATACTCATTTATTTAAATTATTTCCTAAAAAACAAGATGCTCAAACAGCAGATGCAATTGTAGAATTATTTCGCAAACGTGAGACTCTGGAAATATTTAATAAAAAGGCATTATACATTTATATACGTGAAATAACAGACGTATCCACTCCCCAAATTACAAAAATAATTAAAAAACTCAAAACACTATATATCCAGCTATACAACGATTATTATCAACATGGATATATAAAGATTTAATTATTTATATTTATACGTAAACGTAAATTATGTCTAATTTTGATGATGTTATAATATTCGGAAACACATCACTAGCAGACCTGTTCAAGCAGATCCATAGGAATAATAAAGATGTTGATAAACAAATCAACGAACTCATAGATACCCTCAAACCTATTGCTACTTCCAATGCAGGTTCCGCCGTGATGTTAATGCCTACTGTTAAAGATTTAATTGATGTTAACGTTAAAAATAACGAACAATTAATTAAAATGGCAGGTATTGCGCAACGTGCTGCAACTATGAATGCTACTAATGATGCTAGTTTTATAGATATGGATGAAATTAGTGCTCTTTTAGAAGAACAAAAAGCAATACAAGAGCAAGGTCAAAAGTTATTAGAACAAGTTCCTCAACAACCACAACAACTCGAACAAAATGGTAGTAAGGGATAATTTAGCTTATATTACTTCTTTAATAGGTAAAAATAATTTTACTCCTTCTCAAAAATCTCAAGTAGGAAGGGTATATGGAGTTGTTACTACTGAGAATACTCCCACCCCCGAAATGTTTGATAAAGTAGGAGGTTATAATGGTGTAGGAACTATTTTTTATCTTAATTATGACCCAGGGAGGAAAATAACAGGAAGTATAGATAATAATTTTTTAAATACATGTTTAAAAGCTAAACCTTTAAGTCCTCAAGATCAATATTATCCTGTTGTAGGAGAATTAGTACTTATAGAGGAAGGACCTTCTCCCTTATTTCAAGCAAATAAAAACACTCAACAAAAATATTATTCATTAATTAATTTATGGAATAATCCTCAACAAAATGCCCAACCAGCAAACAGTGATGCTAGTTTAGGAATTACATTTTATGAAAATCCGGATGTTAGACCTCTAATTCCATATGAAGGAGATAATATATTAGGTGGCAGACAAGGATCTTCTTTAAGATTTTCTAGCACAACAAGAGGAGTAACTCCTGCTAATGAATGGAGTGAAATAGGAGGAGAATATGATCCTATTACTATATTAACAAACGGATTAAAATTTAATCCAAGTCAAAATTATTATATTGAACAAATAAATCAAGACTCATCATCTATATATTTAACTTCAACTCAAAAAATCCCATTAATAACAGATAAAACAGGAGTATTAAATAATCTTACCAATCCATTAAACACCCCAGACTATATAAATTCTCAAATTATATTAAATAGTGATAGAGTAGTATTAAATTCTAAGAAAGATGAAGTAATGATTTTTGCTAAAACAAATATTGAAATTAATACTAAGAATGTTATTAATTTAAATGCTGATGAACGAGTACACTTAAATGCTAATACTGTATTTTTAGGTCCTTATACTACTACAGCACCCCAACCTGTACTATTAGGATGGGAAACATATAAAGTATTTGATCATTTAATTAAAACATTAAGTAAACTTTCTTCTCAATTATCTAGTGTTGTTAGTACTCAAGAAGGAAGTGCAATAATAGGTCTACAAGTTGCTGGGAAGGAATTATCAAATAATATAAAAGAATTAAATAAGTTATTAAAGAATATTCCATCTAAAAAAGTATTTACTTCATAATGGGTAAAAAAGATATAAATATAGCCCCTATCCTCCCTACAGATATTATATCAACTATATCTGATTCACTTCCTATTAAATCGTTTGGAGCTCAATTAAAAGATAAAGCTAAAGAAACCCTTATAATAGGTGATCAGACAAAAATAGCTAACTTAAAATCTGAAATTGATTTATTAGTTCAAAAAGAACAAAAAGCAGGAATTGAAAAAAGTAAAATAGAACAAGATGCTTTATATAAACTTAATACAAAACAAATAACTCAAGAACAATATAATAAATTAATAGAAGCTGCTTCTCTTTCTTTAGTTGCAATTCAAACTATTAATAATATTAATAGACAAAAATTACAACAGGATATAAATAATATTGTTGATAGTTTTTCTACAAAAATAAATCAAGCCCAAACAGCATTTAGTACAAATCTTAAAAATACAGAAAAATATATTCAAAAAATAGAAAGTAAGTCTAAAAAAGATTTAGTAAAACAAATTATATCTAATACTGCTAAAGGATTAGTTCCTATTATTAGTTTACAAATAGCAAATAGTTTTTTAAATATAGTAGATCAAAGAAAAAAATTAGAAGAATTAGTTAATAATGTAAATGAATATATTAATACTAAAGTTAAAGATCAACAAACTGTTGAAATTGCAACTAATTTAAGAAATAATGCTATTACTTTAATTACTAACAGCATTAATAAATTAGAAAAATTAAAAAAATTACTAGAAAAAATTGCTAAAATATTAGTAATAACCTCACTTGTTATTAAATTAATATATTTAATTCAGATTCCTTTAAGTCCATTAATGTTAAAGATTCTAATAGTAGCTGAAAAGCTTGTTTCGGGATTAAGTGCATTGTTAGCAATTATTACTATATTACTATCTAATGAAATAATAGAATTAGAAGAATTAAAAAATCGTTTAAATCAAATTAATCTAAAACTAGAAGGAAAAACACTAGAAAATTTAAATGTACAACAAATATCAGATTTATCTAATACTTTCCTCCCAGTAGGAACTAGTAATGGTGTTAATCAATTTTCCCCATATAAAGGATTTAATTTTAAAATAAAAGAAGAACAAAATCCAAAATTTGTTGTCAAGGGAAATAAACGCCGTTATGCTGTAGCTATTGATCGTTATGGTGTAGAAGTAATAAAAAGTGAATATTCATTTACACAAGATCCAAATGATTTAATAGAACAATTAAAATTAGTTATTGATCAACAAAACTTACAAGGTTAAATATTTATAATTATGAATGCTAAGGTATTTAAAAATTTAATTAAAGAAGCAGTTCGCGAAGCAGTTCGTGAAGAAATTGGTATTCTTTTATTAGAACAGAAAAAACAAGAATTAAACGAAAATAAAACATTTAGTTTTACTAGTAGTGACGTACCAATAGGTAATAGTGAAGCTAAAGCAGCTTTACGTAGTAAAATGGGATCTATGTTTGGATATGAACAACCACAATCTCAACTAAAAGTTAACCCTGCTTCTGATAATCCATTTGCTGCTTTTATTCAAGATGCAGCAGCTAATATGACTGCTCAAGACTTATCAGGATTAAGAAATTTAGGATAATATGCCAATACCTCAAACGATACGAGTAAATCCTTTAGATTTGCAAGGAAACATTGCTATTGGAATATCATTACCTTTTAATAAACCATTTACTAGTACTTATACTACTAAAGATCAAATTAAATCTAATCTTCTTAATTTATTGTTAACAGATATAGGAGAAAGAGTAATGAATCCTAATTTTGGTACTCTTTTAAGGAGATTTTTATTTGAGGGTATTAGTGGTAGTAATATAGAAATATTAAGAGAAAATATTTTAAGTAGCATAAACATATATATTCCTCAAATAACTGTATTAGAAATAAATATAGTTCCAAATATTGATTATAATTTAGTAGAGTTAAGTGTAAATTATATTTTAAATATATCAAATACTCCTGATCAAGTAACAGTACAATTTCAATAATAATGACTGAAAATAAAAATGTATCTTATTTAAATAAAACTTTTGATGGGTTTAAAGCATCATTAATACAATATGCTAAAACTTATTTTCCTACAACCTATAACGACTTTACAGAAGCTACTCCTGGAAATATGTTTATTGAAATGGCTTCATATGTAGGAGATATAACTTCTTTTTATTTAGATACTCAAGTACAAGAAAATTTTCTTCTATATGCTAAGGAAAAAGAAAATCTATATGCTCAGGCATATGTAATGGGATATCGTCCAAAAGCATCTTATGCTTCTAATACTATTATTGATATATATCAATTAGTACCATCAACAATAGAATTCCTTTCAGGTGATATATACCCCGATACTGCTAGCTATGGTCTTATAATTCCTACTAATACTATTATAACTTCTAATTCAACAGGAACTAAATTTTTAACTACAGAAACTGTAGATTTTACTGATAGCAGTGGTGATACTGAGGTAACTTATACTGATCCTTATTTTTTAATTAAAAAAACAGTCTCTGTTATTTCAGCGGAAATAAAAACAACAACTATTAATTTTAGTGGAAATCAAAAGTTTGCTACTGCTAATATTACTGATACTAATATATTACAAATAGTAAATGTTACTGGGAGTGATGGAAATATATGGTATGAAGTTCCATATTTGGCTCAATCTTCTATATTTCAAAAAGTAGCTAATCCTTTATATTTAACAGATCAAGTACCCTATTTATTGCAACTACAACGAGTACCTAGACGTTTTGTATCTAGGATCCTTTCAAATAACACACTACAATTAGAATTTGGAGCTGGTTTATCCCAAGATAAAACAGATGCTCAAATTATACCAACTCCAGATAATATTCAATTAGGCCTAGTTCCAGGTATTTCATTACTAACTAATAATTATAATGAGGCTTCTGTAATGTTTACTCAAGAGTATGGATTAGTTCCTTCTGGTAGTTTAAATATAAAATATTTAGTAGGAGGAGGAATAAAATCAAATGTACCAGTCAATGATTTAACTAATTTAAACACTTCAGAAATTTATTTTAAGAATGGAACTCCTCCTGTTCCTGGATTAGAAACATTAGTTCGTAATAGTGTAGTTTCAAATAATCCTTTTCCGTCAACTGGGGGAAGAAATGGTGATACTGTAGATGAGATTCGTCAAAATGCTTTATATTCATTTTCAACTCAATTAAGATCAGTAACTAAAGATGATTATATAGTAAGAACTTTATCAATGCCTTCTAACTATGGTGTTATATCAAAAGCTTATATAACTCAAGACTTTATTAAAACAAATTCACAACAAACTGTAGCTTACACTCAACCGGGTAATCCCTTAAGTTTAGATTTATATATTTTATCTTATAATTCTAATAAGCAATTAATACAAGCCTCAACAACATTAAAACAAAATTTAGTAACTTATCTTAACCAATATAGAATGGTTACTGATGCTATTAATATTAGGGATGCTTTTTATATTAATATAGGAATAAATTTTGATATAACAATATTAAGTGGTTTTTCAAATAAAGAAGTATTAACAAATTGCATTACTTTATTACAAGATTATTTTAATATAGATAAATGGCAAATTAATCAACCAATAATAATTTCTGAAGTAATTAATTATATAATAAGTAATACTAGAGGGGTACAATCTGTTACAAAACTAGAAATTGTTAATAAACAAGATCCTACAGACACTACTTATTCTCTTTATAGCTATGATATTGCTGGAGCAACAAGGAATGGAAATATATACCCATCTATGGATCCGGCTATATTTGAGGTAAGATATCCTAATACTGATATTCAAGGTAGAGTAGTTACTTTATAAAATTGATATATGAAGTTACAAAGAGGCGATAATAACATTAATGTAAAACTTTTACAAGAAAAGTTAGGGATAGAGCCTATTGGTAATTTCGGACCTAAAACAGAAAAAGCTGTAAAAGAATTTCAGATACAACATGGATTAGAACCTGATGGTATTGTTAAAGACAAATTATGGGAACTAATCATGAAAAAATCAATGGCCTCGCCTATACCCTTACCTCTTGTTAATGTAGGAGGATTAAAACTAGATAAATTAAAAGGACATATTCCTGATAATGTAATTTCCCAAATCCCAGATGTGGCTGTAAAATTTCAAATTAATACACCTTTACGTTTAGCTCATTTTCTAGCACAATGTGGACACGAATCAGGTGGTTTTAAATTAACAACTGAAAATTTAAATTATAGTGCTAAATCATTATTAGCTGTATTTAAAAAATATTTTCCAACTCAATCATTAGCTGAAGCATACGAGAAAAAACCTGAAAAAATAGCTAATATAGTGTATGCAGATCGAATGGGTAATGGAAATAAAAATTCAGGTGAAGGTTATAAATTTAGAGGTCGTGGTTATATTCAATTAACAGGTAAATCTAATTATAAAGCATTCGGTGATTCAATAGGAATAGATATTGTAGCTAATCCTGAACTAGTTGCTACCAAATATCCATTATTGTCAGCAGCTTGGTTTTTTCAACGCTGTTTAAAAAGATGTGATGCTGGTGCCTCTGATGAAAATATTACTTCTGTTACTAAATGTGTTAATGGTGGTACTAACGGTTTAATAGATCGAATGAAACATTTTAAAGAATATTACGCCTTATTATCTTAAAATAG